AGAAGTAAGACATGGAAATGCTCCAGCAAGAAAGCATGTAATAGATTTTAAATCTGCTGATATAACTGCAACTTTCTACCTAGATAAATTTATGAGAGAAAGAAGTTATTTTGAAATGTGGCAACAAGCAGCATTTAGTACAAAATCATTTAATAAAAATTATTACGACAATTATGTTTCAGATATGAATATATTTCAGTTAGGACAATTTGCTAGTAGGCAAGAGCGTGATGATGTCACATATGCAGTAAAACTTTTTGATTGTTATCCAAAAACTATTGGTGCAGTTGATTATTCATATGCTGACAATAATGTACAAACTTTCCAAGTCACATTTACCTTTAGATATTGGGTAAATTACTTTATTGACAAGGCAGGACAAATAGAATTAGGACAAGCAGAATTTGGATCACCAGAAGTTAAAAGAGCTGGTGGACTATTTGGTGGTTTACTTGGTAAACTTCCAGCACCATTGAGACGTGTAGGGCGTGATGTTCTAAATGATTTAAGAAGAAAAGCGCCAATAGGTAGAATTACAGGTGGTAGGGTATTCCCACCATTTAAAATTCCACCTTTAAATTTATAATAATAAGGAGATATAATGGCATTACCAAAAATTGATGCACCAACTTATGAGTTGACTTTACCATCTACAGATTTAAAAGTCAAGTTTAGACCATTTTTAGTAAAAGAAGAAAAAATACTATTAATTGCTATGGAAACTGGTAAAGAAAAAGACATATATGAAGCAACAAAACAAATAGTTGATTCATGTACATTTAATACATTAGAGGTAGAGAGTTTACCTATGTTTGATTTAGAATATATATTTTTAAATATTAGAGCTAGATCAGTAGGTGAAATATCTAAATTCAAAGTTATTTGTCCAGACGACAAAAAAACTTATGCTGATGTAGAGATTGATTTAACAAAAGTTGAAGTGCAAGTTGATGATGAACACACAAACACAATAATAGTAGATGAAAATAGAAAACTCGGAGTGGTTTTAAAATATCCAACAATGAGTATATTAAAGTCAGGCACTAATATAGATAGCGCAAGTATGGATACAATATTTAATATGTTGACAACTTGTGTAGAACATATATTTGAGGGCGATAAAATATACCCTGCGAAAGATAGCACACAAGAAGAAATAAAAGAGTTTTTTGAAAGTTTATCACAAGAAAGTTTTACTAAAGTAAAAAACTTTTTTGATACTATGCCAAGAGTTAGACACGAAATTGAGGTGACTAACCCTGTAACAAAAGTAAAGAGTAAAGTCACTTTACAAGGACTTAACGATTTTTTCGAATCTGCCTCGCCCATAATAGCCTAGAGGCCTTTTACGAAGTTACGTTTGCGTTAATACATCATCATAAATATTCATTGACTGAAATTGAACATATGATGCCTTGGGAAAAAGATATATATGTACAAATGTTAATTAATCATATTAAAGAAGACAACGAAAGACGAAGAAGGGATAACATGAAAAATGGCTGATGATATAAAGGTTGTTGAACCTAAACAAAAGATAAAAGTAGATTTAGAGGTAGACACATCTGTAAAAGATTTAGGTGTCAACCCTTACGCAAAACTAATACATATGGCGAGAGCTGTTGATGCTTGGAGAATATTTCCAAGACTATTTTTAACAGTTTACATTATCTTATTATATAAGTGTGTAATATGGTATATGAATTTAGGTGCGCCTACAATGGAACAAAGTGGTTTAATTAGTATCGTAGTTGGTGCTGGTGCTGCTTGGTTTGGTCTATACACAGGAACAAGTAAAAGTAAAAAATAATGGCAGTATTAGATTCAGATATTAAAGCTTTATTAAAAACAGTAATGTCTTCTACAATGAAGACTGTATCTGCTGGTAGGCAGACTGTAATATCACCTACAGAAGTTAGAAACATCACAAAAGATATTATAGCACAATTTGAATCTGGTAGTGTAGAGAGATTTGAAAAGGCACTAGACAGAACAGAAAAAGTTGTAGAGAAATTAGGTGTAAATATTAAAGACTTTAATACTGGTCTTGCCAAAAGAATAGAACAATTAAAATCTCAAAGAGATGCATCTGCGAAAGAAGTTGAAGATTTAAGATCCAAGAATATAGTGGCAGAAACTAGAACTATCAAAGAAGGTAGAGAGTTTAGAGTAGAAACTAATATATTAACAAAACAAGAGATAGCAGATAGAAAATCACTACTAAAAGATAATGTGAAAAGAGTAAATGATTTTGAAGCAAAAATTGTTAAAAGACGAGAAAAATTATTAGAGAAAGATGCACTTACAACAGATGAAAAAGAAAAGATAGTAAGTGATGAAAAAAAACTACAAGGTTTTAGAGACAAATTATCAAAAGAAGAATCAACATTAAATCCTTTAACTGCAGATGATGATAGAGGATCACAAAGTCAGTTCTTTGAAGAACTAAAGGCACCATTTGTAGCATTTGGTGACGCATTGATGGCTGTTAAAGACGGCGCAATGGAGGTGTATAATGTATTTCTATTTTTCAAAAAAGGTGGTTTGACAAAAGTATTAAAGGGTTTTAGAAATAGTATTAAAACAATAGGTGCTTTCTTTAAATCAACAAGAGTATTGATAGGTCTTGCAGTCGCTGGTGTGATAGGTGCTATATTTTTCTTTAGAGATAAACTAGGTGCTGTTGCAGACTTCTTGGTTAGTATACCTGAAAAGATAGGTAACTTCTTTAAGAAAGCATTTACAACATTTACAGACTTTTTTAAAACTGCAGTCAATACAGTTATTATGTTAATTAGAAAATTACCTTTTATGGAAAATTTTGGTACATTGATGGAAACCTCTAAAATGAAAGAAGAAAGAGAAGAAAAAGAAAAAGCAGAAAGAATTAAACAAGGTGAACAAGACTTTGATAGTATAGGTACAGAGTCAGGATTTGAAACAACGGAGACTGGTTTGATGAAACCTAAATTTGATTTTGACAAAGGTCAAGCATATGATGATACAGATATGGCTAATCAATCAAGTGTGGTATTTGATCCTAACACAGGCGAAGCAAAAATATTAAATAGACAAGTCGTAGGTAATCAATTCCAAGGTGCTGGTGGTGATGGCACTGGTGATGCGTCAACTGCTAAAACATTATACCAAGAAACTAAACAAGCATCTATGTTTGATACTGGAGAGGTACCATCAGCTGTTGTTTATAATAATCAAAATACAAATGTTGGTGGAAGTAGTCAAACTATATCAGGGTTTATAAACAATAAGAATGCAGATAATACTTTTTTAAATTTATCTAACGTATCACCTTAATAACTACCTAAATCTTTTTCAGTAATCAATTTAAACTTCGCATTATTATCATCAGCATATTTTGTTGCTGCTTCCCATTTCGCTCTATTCTTAATATACTCAAAACTAGAACGCATAAATGCTCTTGTTTTCTTTGTAGGTGTTTTTGGTGGTTTACATTGACGAGATGGTTTAATCTCAATCAGTATCTTGTCGCCTTTAATAGTACGAACTATGAAGTCAGGATAGTATCTATGGTACTTTTTATCCACTGGATTGTAATATCTTATCGCTAATTCTTCACTTGCCCAATATGTTATATCAGGATTACGGTCACAATATAGCATGAACTTACGCTCTAATAATGAACGATATACTATTCTTGTAACATCACCCACATATTTTTTAGGGTTGCTAGGACGATATAAACCTTTATATGACTTCTTCATTTCGTTATAAATATTATCATTACAAGGATATTTAGATGAGTTTTACAAACAAGGTTTCAAACATAATCAAACAAAAGATAGCTACTAATTTAATTAGTGGTTTTACTAACAAAATTTCTGGCTTTGGTCAACCAAAGAAACTTGCGGCTAAACTAGCTAACAAGTCACCACTAGACTTATCAAAAAGTCCTGTGGCACACATGGGACCAGAAGCAAATCCTTACACATACGGTAATGTGTATTATCCACAAGAGACAGCACAATTAGGCGAAGGTCATTATATCATATTTGATATTATAGAAAATTCTGATACGAGATATGGTAGTGGTGGTGATGATTACAATATGTTAAAAGCATATCCTAAATCTATGGGTACAGTGGGTGAGGGTAGACTAAACAACATAGAACGTGGAAGAAGATTACAAGCACAAGGATTTCAAGCATCCGATAAAGTATTAAGAAAACAATCAAGTGGTATGGACACAAAGACAAACGCATATAAGTCTTACATATCTGATAGTATTATATTATACACACCATCTACAGGAACTAAATTTGATTACAAAGTCACCTATGAAGGTGCTGAAACTGGTATCGCTGGACAAATAGCAGGATTGATGGATTTAAAATCATTAGGAGCAAAAAGTTTAGATATAGGTGCAACATTTTTAGAGGGTATATCAAAGGCTGCTATTGAAATAGCAATACCAGGTTTTGGTGGCGCAATAGATAAAGGTTTAGGTAGATCAATCAATCCTAACCAAGAACTAGTATTTAAGAGTGTGCCATTTAGAACATTTAGTTTTCCTTATGAGTTTGCGCCTAAGAATGAACAAGAAAAAGAAGATGTACAAAAAATACTATCTATGTTTAAATTTCACATGATGCCAGAAAAGGCAGGTGAGGGTTATCTAACGGCACCAGCACAATTTCAAATCACATATATGTACAGAGACGGTGCCAATATGTATATACCAAAGATTAGTAGATGTGCATTAGAAAGCATGAGTGTGGATTACTCACCAGAAGGTGTATTCACTACATTTAAAGCTGATGAAAAAGGTGCTGCGCCAGTATTGACAAAGGTAGACTTAAATTTTCAGGAGATGGAAATTATGACAAAAGAAACAATAGCAATAGGACACTAGTATGTATTTTAAAAACTTTGAAAAAGGCTTTTACGATTTAACAGGTAATGGTAACGAGAAGATTGTTACTGACTTGATGACCAGAGTAAAGGTTAGAGAAAAAGTTATAAACGAGATTAGTTTATATGACAAGTATGATGTACCTAGTGGCGAAAGACCAGAAGACACAGCATTTAAACACTTTGGTTCAGCACAATACCATTGGGTTGTATTACTTACAAACAATATCACAGATGTATATTATGATTGGCCTATGAGTGAACAAAACTTTGAGGCATTTCTAACAGACAAATACACTAATCCAGATGCTATTCATCATTACGAAGTATCACAATCAAGTGGTAGAACATCAGCACAAGGACCAGATGATTATTCTTATCTAGTAGAAGTAAACAGTGATGCCACAGGCGCTCAATCAGTTTCTAATAGAGAATACGAACAAAGACTACAAGACGAAAAGAGACAAATTAATTTACTTAACCCATCATATTTAAATACGTTTATAGAAGAATTTAATAAACTAGTGAGGAATTAATGCCTACAAAGGTAGATAGACCAGGCGCTTTTGAATTAAGCGATGTAATATTAATATCATATCAGTCATTTGATGGCGCTGGTACACCCAAACGATTATCCATAAGAAGTCTAGTACAAGAGATTAGTATATACGAAAGTTTAGATGGTAAGTTTCTATCAGGCGATATGACATTGCTTGATGCGACTAACGCCATACAGACATTACCAATCACAGGATTTGAACGAGTAGAGTTTTTCTTTAGAACGCCAGGTACAGATAAAGGCTTTGACTTCTCTGTAAAGACAGGTCACCCAATGTTTGTTTACTCACTTAAAAACAGAAGTGGTGTCAATCCTAGATCACAAATATACACATTGAAGTTTGTATCTACGGAAGCTATTCGTAATCATCAAACAAGAATATCACAAGCATTTACAGGCCAGATAGACCAGATGGTGACTGACATATGTTACAACTACCTAAAGACTAAAAAAGACTTGATGGTAGAAGACACAAAAAGTAATCACAAGTTTGTCATGCCAAGACTTAAACCAACCAAGGCAATAGAACAATTAAGAAAGAACGCTAGATCATTACACTATGAGAACAGTGGTTTCTTGTTCTTTGAAAATGGCGATGGATTTAATTTTAAATCATATGAAGGACTATTTTGTAAGAAAGATGGCTCACCTAGACCAGTCAAAGCACACTACTCACCAAAGATTAAAAACATAGGTGAAGACCCTGTATATGCTTTACAATCAGTAGAGAACTTTACAATTCTACAACAATTTGATACATTAAACAATACAGCGAATGGTGTATATGCCAGTAGGTTAATTACACACGACCTATACAATAAAACATTTGAAGAACTTGACTTTGATTACAACAAAGAATATGGTAAACAAAATCATTTAGAACAAGACGCCAATGGTGGTAAGAGAAGTGACAATGGTATACTTCCTTTCTTTAACTATGACAATGGTGACACATTTGGTAACAAGAGCGAAGGTAAGATATACTATCAATCAGAAACAAAGAAGATACACAATACACACGAACTACCAGAAAGTAAAGACATATTACAAAAACGTATAAGTCAACACATAGCCACAAATAGTCTTATCATAGAGATCACAGCGCCTGGTACAACAGAATTAAGAGTAGGTGATATAGTAAACTTCACACTACCCAAGTATGCGCCTAATAGTAAAGACGACCCTAAAGATAACGACAAATATCTATCTGGTAGATACTTAATAAGTGCCGCTAGACACCATGTTTCAACGCTCAATAAGCGCCATACACTAGCGCTAGAGTTAATTAAAGATAGTTTTAACGTATCTCTCCCTATGGAAGATAACGAACTATTTACAAACAACGAATTACAAGACGGAAGTCCTTATAGGTCTTCGGATATTGACGATTTGTAAGACATATGGGAGAAACTCAGAAGAGTCGCTAAATTTTTATGATGGTAGCAGGCAATGAGAGAATATAAACTCATATGATGGTAAGAATAAATACAATAAAACGAGAGGTGATAATGAAGATTAAAGAACGAATTAAGACAATCATAGACGATTACTCCACAGCGAATGATGAGGCACGTGAAAGAAACAAGATCAAGTCTTTCTTCAAAGGACCATCGGAAGCCGCAGAAAGCCCTTGGACATATGTAAAAGACCCTATTTTACTTAAAGTTAAAGGCCATCTTGCGACTTTTAATAGTCTTATTAACAAAATTAGGAGATAAACGCCACCGTGCGTATGGTTTAATTAAATGGTATTAAATAGCGTAAAGCGTGCTGTTTAAAACAAGAGGCATATCGGAAAAAAAAGATGAACAATGATAAATTTTTAGGACACAATGGCTTTCTATGGTTTACTGGTGTAGTAGAAGATAGGAACGATCCAAACAAAGCGGGACGAGTAAGAGTGAGAGCTCTCGGTCATCATACGTCTAACACTACAATACTCCCTACATCTGACCTGCCGTGGGCACACTGTATGTTACCGTCAACGTCAGCTGGTATAAGTGGACTAGGACAGAGTGCCACTGGATTAGTTGAAGGCTCTTGGGTCCTTGGATATTTCCGTGATGGTATGGATAGACAAGAGATGATTGTAATGGGTACACTACCTGGAGTCCCTGCGGAGTTGTCACAGGCCGGAGGCTTCTATGATCCAAATGGTATC